AACCTGATGTGCAGCCAGTTAAAGTTGCGGTGAATGTAGAACCCGTTCCAATAGTGACCGAACTACCACCTGATCTAGCTACTTGAGAAATACCCGCCCCGATAAATCTATCAGCACTAATTGTGCCAGCAGTAATCTTGCTTGCATTCAAGTCATTGATCTTTGCATTAGTAATAGCTGCATTCGCTATCTTGGCATTCTCAATAGCACCGTTAGCAATGTTGGCCGTATCAACTAAGATAGTGCCAAGATCAGCAGAGATGGCAGACAGTTCATTGACGCTAATCTTAGCTGCTGTAACCGCACCTGTGGCAATCTTAGACGTAATGATAGATGACGCTGCAATCTTGTTAGCCGTAACCTGATCTGTGCCAATCTTAGTAGCTGTAATGGCTCCCGCTGCTATTTTATCAGCAACAATAGAACCAGCAGCAATCTTATCCGTTGTTACGGCATTGGCTGCTAGTTCAGATGTACTAACAGCGGCAGCGGCGATAATACCAGCAGTAACGCTGTTGGCTACAAGCTCAGACGTACTGACAGAGTTAGCCGCAATAGCATCTGCTGTGACTGCGTTGGTTGCTATTTCTGACGCTGTAACAGAGTTAGCTGCTATCTCATTCGCCGTGATGGCGTTTGCAGCTATCTTACCAGTAGTAATAGTGTTTGCTGCAATTTCATTAGCACTAATCGCCCCAGCAGCAATCTCAGTCGCTGTAATGCTATTGGCTGCGATTTCATCAGCAGTGACAGCACCGGCAGCGATCTTCCCTGTGGTAATCGAGCCAGCAGCAATTTCTGATGCAGTGACAGCACCAGCAGCAATCTTAGCTGATGTAATTGCGTTTGCTGTAATCTTATCAGACGTAATTGCATTTGATGCTATCGTTGATGCAGTGATTGCACCAGCCACGATCTTAGGTGTTGTGATAGCGTTGCTGCTTATTTCTGTAGAAGTAACAGCAGAGGCGGCAATAAGATCTGACGTTATCGCGTCATTGGCAATCTTAGCGGTTGTGACTGCATCATTGCCGATCTTAGTTGCTGTAATAGCTGCATCTGCAATCTGACCAGCGTTTACCTGACCAGTGATGTCTGTGGCTGGCACAGCAGATGTCCAAGCATTGCCGGTGTATCTATAAAGCTTATTGTCAGTTGTCAGCAGAACAATCCGACCTTGCGTTAAGGCTGTAGTCGGTAAAGCGTCAACCTTTTCTACCGGCCTTAAATCATCGCTAAATAGGTTTTCTCCAATAGTTCCCGTAATGTCAGATGTAGGAACTGCCGTTGTCCAAGCTCCACCATCAAGACGATATATCTTATTATCAGTTGTCAGTAAGACTAGTTTTGGGCCTGTGTATCCCGACACAGTAGGCAGAACGTCTACAATACTGACCGGCTCTATACCGGCTGCAAATGAAGCAAAGGTTACATCGCCAGCGCTAATTGAGCTTTCAGTATAGATCTCCGTTGACCATTCCCCTGCTGTCTCATCCCAGCGATAAATGGTAATGTCTGGAAGCAGTAGAACCAACTTGCCATCAAATCCACCAGATGCCGGTAAAGACTGCACTGGCTCAATGCCAAATGCACCAGCCTCGCTAAACAGATCGTTGACTGCATCATTGAAGTCGTTTGGCGTAACCAGCAATGTCGTGGCATTCACGCTACCAACAAACTGCGACTTGTTGAGTGATAAGTCTACAGCCCGCACCCAGTAATATCTGGTGATATTGTTAGTCAGGTTTGGCCGCATAAAGTTGCTGCCAGAAGAACTACCTATCAAGGTTGCAGTGTTTAGGTTGTTGCTTTCGTTCTCCCAAACCTCAACATGGCTCAAGTCCTGATCTGCTGGATTAACCCAACTGACAGTAATGTATTTACCACCGCCAACAGCAGATAGGCTAGACGGCTCATTTGGTGGAGTAGTATCACCCTCAGAGGCAAGCTGTGCTGTAGCGAAAGGCGACCTAACGCCTAGCGCAGATATAGCCCTGACTTTAACCTGATAATCATAACCGTTTAGAACAGGCTCAATGGTAAATGAGTTAGATGACCCAAACACAGAACTAAACTCACTGTCTGGCGTTAGGATCGGCTCATTGGTTAAGCCATAATCTTCTGCTGTCTGTGTTGGAGTAACAGTAATGCTGCCCCAGTTTTCGCTATCGGTATGAGCGTTGGCAATGCTGTCATAATCTTCTTCACCGCCCAAGCGCTTATATTGGATTTCATAATATTGAACAAAAGCATTCGGTGAGGCATCCCATGACGCTTTAATCGCTGGGATTGTAATGCCGTCATCATTTATTACAGCAGTTGCAGTCAGCGTTAGGTTTGTTGGGGCTGCGACTTGTGTAAACGCTGGCAGCGTAGAGTTGTTGCCGATTATGTCTGTCTCTTCAGCGTTCCAATCAAATGCGGCTGCTGAGGTTTCCCTGAGCGTCAGCGCAACACGTAAATCACCAGCATCCTGATTTGATGCAAACCGCCAGCCAACAACCTCAAACTGCTTCTCATCAAAGCCATATCGATCATTGGTAAAGCTGATTATATCGCCAACCTCAATCTGCATAGCCTCAAGCCCAAATTCTGCGCTTAAAGTCATTTGCTCTCTGCCCCTAAACAGAGTGAGCTTTGCTAATCGCTGGGCTGTTGCGGCGCTTGTGGTAAACGGCAAAGGCAAATCAAGCAATGCCTCTTCGCCATCGTCTTCATCCTTAAACGCCGTGCTAGATATTTCTGGATAATCTGCCGTGACCCAAGACTGCGCAGCATCGTTGAATGTGCCGCGCACGGTGTTGAAGTTGTCACGCATGTTAATACGCGTTTCTAAGCTTATAGGGCCACGCAAATCATCAAGGGTAAGCTCTTTGACTGGGTTGGAATATGCGCCAGCTTTAAGCTTCCAATAGCCAGAACCCCAGAACAACGTGCCAGCGCATGCCGTAACCATATCGCCCAGCACATCACCAACAGATCTATCTGCACGAACTATGCCGTTTATCGTGTAGCGATCCTCAACACCGCCGCCAGATAAAGTCACATCTTCATCACATTCGTTAGCTGCTGATGCAAATGAGACGTCATCTATGGCGCTATCACTTAGGCCGTATGCAGATACTAGGAAATCACGAACACAAAGCGCAGCGTTGTTGCTGTAGGCTGTAACAGTTGTTCTTGGATCATATACCTTTTTGCCTTCGACAATAGCTGTAACAAGCGGCACTCCATTGGCAAACACATCTTGGTCATATTCATACCTGACGTAAAGATATGCTATGCCAAGACCTTTAAAGGTACTGTCAACGCTGGTTTCAGATACTAAGTCGCTGTCTGCTGTCGTTTGCGATCCGTCATACTTTTTAATGCGGATCTTATTTGACCAAGTATCACCAGTGACAAGGTTGTTGCCATCGATGCTAACAACTTCATCATTTATATAGATGTCGCCAACGCTGTTTACTTCATGTCCAGCAAGCACAATGATTTGATGCAAGAACTTATTAGATGAGCCAGTAGCCTCATAGAATGTAACAATGCCACCCTTGCGCACCCTGCCGTAAACAAAGTCTTGCGGCGCTGCAGCTTCGCGGGCGTTTATTAATATCCCAGATGAAGATAAAGCGCCGCGATCTGGCTTAGGTGTTAATGCAGATATTGCCCAAGAAGTAATCGCAGAAGTTATAAAGTAGCCTACGATTGACGCTGTACTTAGCGTTATGCCGCCAAAGGTAATAGCAGCGCCGCCGAACAATGTCGTAGTAGATAAACCTAAAGCCCCACCAACAGCAGCGGCAACTGGCCCTCTTGGCGCATTCTCCCAAGCATTCGGGTTTCTAAGTACGTTGTAGGGAATATTGCTTTTCATACCTTAACCCATGCTTGATGAATGACATCTAACGGCAAATATAGCACACCTTCCTTAGATAAGAAAACTGCCTTGCTTCCTGTGCAGATGCCCATTGCAACGCCAATTATCCATCTCTGCGCTTCTTTTGTCGTAATCAGTGCGCCAAGGGGCGGCACATGGTCTATTCGGTCTAGCTTCAGATCTACAGCGTCAGAGAATTTACTAAAGCCAAACTCTTTCTTTAGCTCTTTACTGCGCAGCAACTTAGATCCGGTCATATAGCGTCCTAGCCAATCATCAGCCCAACCTTCGCCATACATAGCATGAAATGCGTCATTAGTGAACGTAAGACAATCATGCTTGCCCCATTCAAATGGAACATCTTTCACCGACTGAAGATAACTATTTAAGCTTTCTCTCTGCCCCATATGACATCCTTGTCTTGCAGATCCGCAACGAATGAAAAGAATGTATCACCGGCATGACGCGAAACGTGGTTTTCATGGGTATATCTGCGATTACTGGCCTTTTCCAGACGCACCAGCTTGCTTTCGACTGACACAGTAATAGTGCTTGTCTCGCCGCTATCCTCTATGCTCATCGTGTTCATAATACCGCTGAACACTTCTATTGGAGCTGTTGTGTCTGTGGTGCCAAAGTAAACCTTTGCTTCACGCCGCTGGTAAGGTTCATTGATGGCAATAGAAACCAAGCTAGAAGGGATGCCAGACAGCGTAAGCGTCATGTTTTTGGCTGACAGATCGTTGACTTCTTCAAGCCCCCCAATGGAAAGTAAATTGCCTGCACCTGTGTAGGTATCAGGGCCAATCGTGCGATCACCGTAGCCCGTCCAAAGGCGAACTGGTGCAGTATCAAAGTCAAGCTCAACTGCATAATATGGCTGAACCTCTGGCTGACTGAGCGCCGTAAGCAGCGCTGATGGTATTGTTCTGCTCATACCGCTTCAATCGCTCCAAATGTTATGCCGTATATGCTGGCTTCATTTATGCTAAATGCTTGTTCATTGCTTGCCAGCCTAAAGATCCCCTGAGCGCTCTGCACAGTGATGGGAGTGGTGCTTGCTATACTGGTGCGCACGTTAGGCCAAACGTCTACAGTCGCGGCTCCTGCGCCGTCTGTATCAACATCATTCAGCACCTTGAATAACTGGCGGCTTATGCCAAGACCAATCTGCATGTAATCTCCAGCCTTCAAGTAATCTGTTTGGCTTGCCGGTGCGCTGTTGATGCTAATAGTGTCACCGGATGATACCGCTGATGCCACCTTAATCGTATCCGTATCACGCGCTGATCCCAGTGGCGTAGTCGCGGCTGGATCGCCAAGATAAAACGTGCCTAGCTGACCCTTTAGCGAAATGAGCCAAGCTACCCATCTCTCCGCATCTTCGCGCTTCATTGATGGCAACGTGACATCAGCTTGCCAAGCCTTACCAGCATAAGCATGAGCCTGACCCGCGAAGGTAAAGGGCGATCTGCTATAAGCAACTGCATTAGTCGCCCTTAGTTCAATCTGAGCTATGCCCGTATGCGTAGGCAGCGCTAAAGGATAACTGATAGCCATTATGCAAATGCCCTTCCATATGATCCACCACGCCGCTTGGCGTCTACTACAGCAGCCTTAGCGCTGTCTGCTATCTGTGGCATTAACTGCTTGATCTCAGCACGTACAGTTTGTTGTACGCCTGTGGAGACGTTGATTGTTTGGTTGACTACTACGCCGCCACCGCCAAGCTGATTGTTTGGCACGACTTGAGCGTTGCGGCTTGGAACGATAAGCTCTGGGCCACGCTCACCAACCATGTAGGGTCTGCCGCCAGACACAGGGCCACCCATTGCTCTCTTGCCGAAAAGACCCATTATTCCGCCAACGATACCCGTGCCTTGACCAGTCGCAGCATCGAAGCTGCCAACCATTTGCTGAACTACGAGCACTCTATACAATTGTCGAATAATGTCAGTTGCCATAGCCCTGAATGCATCTTCAACAGTCTTAGTTCTATCAGCTATACCCATTAAAGCATCTTCCATGCTTGTTTTCATGGTATCTGCTATTGATTGAGTAGCTTTCTGAGCGTCTTTTAATGCTTGTGCAACTTCTTCTGTTGTGGCTGCAGTTCGTGTAAAGTAGTCATTTATGTCAATGAATTTAATATTATTCATTGCATCTGACATAACTTTCAAGCCAGTATTAGCATTGTCAATTCTTTTACCAGTAAAATGTATCGCGCTGTTTAAGCTTTGTATGAGCACGTCATAATCTTGAACTGCTGTTGTGGGATCATCACCAGGAACAGGAGATAGAAATCCGGGTGCAGCGCTTCCTGATGTTAAGTCTTTCATTTGCTGAAAGGCTTTTTGTATTTGTCTAACGCCTTTCTCGACATTTAAATTAAATAAGTGGAAACGATCTCCCATCACATTAAGTTCTGCCTTAAATGCAGCGCCTAAAGCTCCAATGCCAGCAACTAAATACTGAAACCCATTGATTATCTTATTAGCGCCAAAAATAAGACCATCAACTAATAGTCCAAATGCATACTTAATACCATCGAACAAAGGTTGAAGAGGCTTGAGCGAAACCAAAATATCAGATCCAAACTTCTTGAAATCGAATGATGTCTCTGAAGCACCTTTACCCATTAACGCTATGGCACCACCAACGGCAACTAACGCACCAACAATCATACCTTTAGGACCAAATATAGAGGCAAGTTGAGGACCTTGCATAGTCATAATCCTAAGGGCGTCAGTACCCATAGATGCTTGCACAGCAATATCTTGAAACTGCAAAGAAGCCATACCAAGATTACGAGTTAGATTACCCTGCGCTCTTGCTACATTTCTATTTGCTGCGGTATAACGGCCCATGCTGCCAGTAGCTTGCTTCATGGTCTTATCAACCCTACCAAGCTGCTGCTGCACTTTCTTCATCTCAGGAACAGCATTCCCGACAGCATTCATCTCAAACGTGAGCTTTTCAACTGCCATTTTTTTCGCGCTCCTGCTTTATATTAAAGTATGCGATCCATTCATAATACTCTGAAAGGCTTATTTCTTCAACCTCTGAAATAGTCTTGTGTAAGTGTTCAGCGAGGTTGATCAGACTATATCTAAATGGATCGCTTCTTAGTTTTTTTCATGTTCCTCTGCAGACATAGTCTCGAATATTGATCCAAAGACCTTAGCGATAACGTTAATTGTTTCTCGCATTAATATTGGCTTGTCTTCCAGGGTGAAGGCACTATCGCCTTTTTGATCTTGACATTTATCTATTATCATGTCAACCATGCCAGACATTGTAGGAGTATTCAAAAAGTCCTTATGCTTTCGCTGGACTTTTTCAATGTCTTTAGCAGATACCTCGTGGAAATAAAGGCGAAGAGGATTATCCTCATCGCCCCATTCATCCACATCAACAAAGCCTCGCTCTTTTTCTGCACGTTTGGCCGCAATGCGTTTCGCTAATGACATATTTTACACCGTTGATGCTGTTAATGCACCTGAGCCCTGTACAGTAATAGATGCCTCAACGAGTCCGTCAAATGACGATGAGCGTGTAACACCTGTTACTATGGCAGAGCCAGTGTAATATGTGTCACCTGCTGTATCTCCTTCAGGATAAACATTTAGCGTTACAGATGCACCAATAGTTAGAGCTCCCTGACCAGCAGTATCTGTTTCATCCCAGAAAACATCAACTGATCCAGTAAATGTTGTCAAAGAGGATTTATACGTGCGAGCAGTGTCGCCCATCGTAGTGTCTTCAAGAGTATCCGCTGTTTCTTCTAAGCTGAAAGAACGAATTTCTGCAATTGCGTCAGAACCGACCTTCACAGTTCCTTCGCTACCCGCGTGAGTTGCCATAGTAAAGTCTCCTTATCTGGCCGTTTCTACATCATTTATAGCCGTATCATATCGCACATCGAATGTAAGCTTCGCAGAACCAATAGGTTGCTCAGCCTCTCCTGAGAAATTAATCTCAGTATTCGCTAACACAGCTGACTTCGCAAGACCATTGACGTTAAAGTCATTGGCTATTGCCTCCTCGATCTGAACAGCTATTGCGTCCACATCATTATCAAAATTACTTGTGCCTCTTACATATGCATCAACTTCAATGGATACTACACGAGCAGAAGTTTTCAACCCCATTGTTTGAAGTGCAGATGTTTCTGAACCAGCATACACAATGACAGCAGGTAAGTCTGCTTCAGTGAGTGAATAAACCCTAGTTCCATAAACTCTATTGCTTACAAGTGTCACTCCTGAATTAAGCACAGACACAATACGCTCTCTTATCTGTTGCCTAACATGAGCCACTATGATTTCTCCAACTGAATAACAGTCACGCCAGTTCCATCGTGGATCCAGGCACGCACATAATAGGTAACTGCGTTGATAATCATAGATTGATTATAAGCTATGCTCGGTAAATCAGTGGTTCTACATGTCAGTCTAGGCTGCTCTTCATGCACTGATACATAGCCACCAGTTTCCACTGGCACTGTTTCATTATCAAATACACCATTGATGCTGCCACCGTTATAGGTCACTGCGGTAGCAAATTCATCAACATTAAGTATATTTGTTAGATCATCAGCAAGTGGCAGAGCCATTATCGTCAGCCTTCTCTTCTACATAGGGCTTTGCATATCCGCGTTCTATTAACTTCTGAGCGACCTTATCATCAACGACATGGCTATCATTAGCCTTACCACGTTTAGATCCCCAGGATGCATCTTTTAATAGCGTAATCTTCACTTCTTAGTTCTCGTTGCCTTAGGCTTTGCCGCCCGATCAGTAGGAGCCGCCACAGGCTTAGGTGCTGGCGCGTCACCAATGCGACCGTATCCTTTTAGCGCAGCAGCTTCATCCGCGCCCAACTCAACTATATCGCCCGCTTTTCTAGCTTGACCAGCAGCAACACAGGATTTCAGGATAATATATTTCATCTTTCGCCCCTTATTGGAAAGGAGGGCCAAGTGGCCCTCCCAAGTTAGCACTCTTATGAACCGTCATTGTTGAATGCAAAGCTTACTGCGTGACGTACAGCCACATCTACAGTTTGCAGTGCAACAATCCGTACTGTGCCTGAGCTAGACGCAGTATATGGATCTACAACAATGTCCAAACCGCCATACATGCCGATCAGCAAGTCAGCAAAGTTGCCGAAATACAAATCACCAGCAGTGACTTGGTTTGATACGATTGCATTGTAGCCGTTCATTGATCCATCTGGAGCAACTACAAACTGGCCTGAACCAGCGTCTTTTGCAGTTGTTTTCAACGCACCATACATGCTGGCTGGCAGGATGTAAGCCAAGTTGCCTTGCAGAGCGTTATCTTCTGCTACAGCAGTTTCCATCGCTACAACTTCAGCGAATGTTGGATTAACACCAGCAAAGTTGGTTGGCGTGTTGATGGCTGATGTGTTCTTTACACCAGTTGGCTGACCAGATGATCCTGTTCCAGCCAATGCACCCAAATCAATCGCCAAAGCGATAGAAGATGTCAGATCATTACGCACCAATGCTTCAACATCCAAAGATGATTGCTGCATCATAAGGCGTGTAATGTCTGTATGCGCACCCAATACTTTAGGTGACATAGTGACCTGACCAACAGTTGGCTCGCTTTCGCCAGATGCGCCACCCTCAGATGAAATCCAACCAGCAGATGATGCGGCTGTTTTCTTTGGGATCTTCACGTTGCCTGACAAGCCTGTCAGCATTGTTGCACCAGCTTGCATGACTGATGAAGCATTCCGCAACACGTCGATGAAATCGCCGCCACGGAAATCGTCAGCAATAATACCAGCATCGTCAGTTGTATTCATGTCGCGTACTTTCCAGCTACGCAATACATCTGCTGGGATCATAATGCCTTGTGCTTCAACACCCATCGCGTCTGACGCAGCAGCAGCAGCTTCTAATTCAAAAGCAGCAGCTTTTTGTGCAGAGCGATCAGTTGGGTTTGCATGGGCGCGAATAGCGCGAAGCAATGAGAACTGACGGGCCTCTTTCGGGGCAAGTCCGATTTCATTTGGCGTATCCAATGGTGCATTACCGATTACGTCCAGCAATTCACCGCGAAATTCTGCGAGTGAGCGGCCTTCTGATACGGCTTTGTCTGCCAAATCACGCTTGTTATGCTTTGCAGCTAAGCGATACATTTCAGCAGTATCTTTTGCGGCAGCACGAGTAGCTTCGGCCTTTACCGCATCGATGTCGATCTTGTTATCTTCCGACATGATAGTTTCCTCTCTAATAAGAGTTTCAGTGATAGGTTTAGCGGGTGGCTTCTCTGCTGCACGACCTACCCCGACTGTCCGGTCTGCGGGTATGCTAACAACTGATACTTCCATTGGAAGCCAAGACTTCACGCGGTAGCTATCCGCATCTTGACGCTCCATATCGTTGACATGATAGCCAAC